GTAGGGGCCGATACCCCCACACGCAGTTTTTGCCTTATATAGACAAACTCGTCTACTTATACACCGCTCCGGCGGAGCCTTATGCAGACGAACTCGTCTACTTATACCCCGCTCCGGCGAAGCCGATGCCCCCATACGCGGTTTTCGCCTTGTGTAGACAAACCCGTCCGCTCACACGCTCACGACGCCCTCCGGTTGCGGCCTTCTCTTGCGCATGCTAGGGTTTACGCATGAGAGCAGTCACCCGCTTGAGGGCCGCAAGAGCATGGCGTTCGTCTTTCGCTACGCAAATATCAAGGATCTCATCCGAGCTGCAGACCCCGGACCGCACTACTACACCGAATACCAATTCTCCCGGCGAGTCTTCCGCAAGCGCGATGTCCCCGGTCCAACCGTACAGGAGCACCGCGACGCGCTCGAAGAGGACGAAGAGGAGTGAGTCCTCCGAGCCTCCTTCACGCGGTCAGTCCTGACCTGTTCGTTCACCACTACCTCGCCTGTCTGGACGCCTACGAGGCCCTGCGCCTCGCCATCATCGACCAGTTCCCCGACCCCCGCGCGGTCATGGCGAGGACCAACGAGGCCGAGATGATCGAGGCCGGTGAGAAGCTGCTTCGCCGGCCCGAGGTCATGCGCGAGGTGAGCGACAAGCTGTCGCTCCTCTACCAGAACCAGCAGACCGTGAATGCTCAGTTCGTGCTGGAACAGACCCGGGTGGTGTACGAGAAGTGCATGCAGATCGCGCCGATCCACGACTCGCGGGGGGAGATGGTGATCGGGCCGTTCCAGCCGGCGCCGGCGCTACGCGCGCTCGAGCTGATGGGTAAGCACGTTGACGTGCGGGCGTTCCGGGAGGTGCTGGAGTTGGACGTCGGGGCCAACCTGCTCTCCGCGCTGACCGAGGCCCGCAAGCGGCTGGAGGAGCGCCGGGACGCGGTTACCCTGACGCAGGACCCGATCTATGAGTAGCGAGAGCGAGCTGCAGAAGGACATCGCCGGCTTCTACGCGGACCCGCTCGGTTATGTCCTGTACGCCTTCCCGTGGGGGAAGCCGGGGACGTCGCTGGAGGACTCCCCCGGGCCGGACACGTGGCAGACGGAGGTCCTCACCACGCTTGGCCAGCGGATTCGCGGGGAGCCCCTTGGGTCGTTCCGCGACGCGACGGCCAGCGGCCACGGGGTGGGGAAGACCGCGCTGGTCTCGTGGATCATTCTCTGGGCCATGTCCACCCGGCCGCATCTGGCGGGATGGGTTACCGCCAACACGCAGAACCAGCTCCGGGGCAAGACGTGGCGGGAGTTGGGGCTGTGGCACCCGAGGGCGATCAACGCCCACTGGTTCGTGCAGGAGGCGACCCGCTTCTATAAGGTCGGGCACGCAACGACGTGGGGCATCGACGCGATCCCGTGGTCCGAGACCAACTCGGAGTCCTTCGCGGGCCTGCACGGCCAGCACATCCTCATGCTGATGGACGAGGCGTCGGGCATCGCGGACATCATCTGGACAGTCGCCGAGGGCGCCATGACCACGGCGCGCGCCCTCTGGCTGGTGTTCGGCAACCCGACGCGGAACAAGGGGCGCTTCCGCGACTGCTTCAGCCGGATGCGGCACCGCTGGCACACCCGCCACGTGGACAGCCGCAGCGCGCGGATGACCAACAAGAAGCAGATCGCGGAGTGGCTGCAGGACTACGGAGAGGACAGCGACTTCTTTCGGGTCCGCGTGCGCGGTGAGTTTCCGAAGACCGCGAGCAATCAGCTCATCAGCAGTGAGTGCGTGCTGGCCGCGCGGACGAGCAAGCTGGAACTTCCCGCCTACGTCTACGCCCCGATCCTCCTTGGGGTGGACGTGGCCCGGTACGGAACAGATGAGTCGGTGATCTCGGTTCGGCAGGGGCGCAAGCACCGGGAGATGATCCCGAGGAGGGGACTTAACAACATCGCCCTCGGGGGCTTGGTGGCCGAAGTATATCGGCGGTATCATCGTGCCGGATTTCCCATGGGGGCCGTTTTCGTGGACGGCATCGGTACGGGCACCGGAGTGGTGGACTACCTCATCTCGTTGGGGTATCCGGTGATCGATGTGAACTCCGGGTCCAATGCGGAGCGCAAGGACTTGTACTACAACAAGCGGATGGAGATGTGGGACCGTTTGAAGGAGTGGCTGACGGCGGGCGCGAGTATCATCGATGACCCCACGTTGGCCGACCAGTTGACGCGGCAGACGTACCGCTACTTGCCGAAGACCGAACAGATGCTGCTGAACCCTACCGAGGCAACCGAGGAGTCGCCTGACCGCGCGGTGAGCCTGGCGCTCACGTTCGCGGAGGTGCAGTTTTCTCCGCAGATGAACGACACCTATTCGGGCGGGGCTCTGTACTTCGAGCCGGAGGTGGTCTGAATGGCTGACGTGCGAAGGGCGCTTACGGACGCGTGGGAGACCGCCATTGGCCTCGCGCTGCGGCGGGCGTACCCGAGGGTGCCGTGGCTCATCGAGGCGCGGGTTTCGCCGACCGGGGGCCTCGCCATCATCAAGAGCCCTGCGATCAGCGGGCATTGGGGGCGCACCTTCCACTTGCCGGCGACGATACCGGAGGTGGAGCTGCTGGCTGTCAGAGCCGCCGGGGAGATGCTGGAGCGGTTCCGCATTCACCGCGGCGCCGGACCAAAGGTCGATGCGGATATCCTGCGCATCCCCCGTAACATTCGAGGCGAGGCCATAGGCGCCGCGCGAGGGGAATTGTGAACACGGAGCACCCATCGGAGCACTTCGATGCCTCGCAGCCGGGGCTCGAGAAAGCCAGACAGCGGCTCGAGGCGGACAACTCACCGGACGGAGACCCCGAAGCGGGGGTGTCCGCGGAGGCGCGGGTCATGCTCCGCCGGGCGAAGCGGGCGTTCTCCGAAGCGACGACGTACTGGGACACTTCCCTCAAACCGCAGTTCGAGACGAACCTCCACCATTTCCGGGCGACGCATCCGCCGCACTCGAAGTATTTTGCCGAGGCGTACCGTCATCGGTCGAAGCTGTACCGGCCGAAACTCCGTGCCGCGGTCCGCAACCACGAGGCCGCGGCGGCCGCAGCGTTCTTCACCAGCCGCGACTATCTGTCTGTTTCAGCGGAGAACCAGAACGACGCGGAGCAAGCCAAGGCCGCGAAGATCCGCGGCGCGCTGCTTCAGCTCCGGCTGGAACGGAGCATTCCGTGGGTGCTCACCGCGCTGGGGGCGTGGCAGGACACACACGTTTACGGGTATTGCGTTTCGTACCAGAACTGGCGGTACGAGACCCGGCGGGTCGAGGACGTGTTCGACGCGACGGAAGATGACCTGCCGCCGGGGGTGGACTCGGAAAAGGTGGTCTGGGACGAGGAGACTGATCGCGTCTCGGGGTACCGCGAGGAACGCGAGGAGGTCGTAGACGACAAGCCGGAGATCGTGCTGGTGGCGCCGGACCACATCTACTTCGATCCCAACTCGGATTGGCGAGACCCGGTAGGGTCGTCGTCTTACGTCATCGAGCAGATCCCCATGACGGTGGGGGAGGTCTTGCGCCTCATGGAGCAGGAAGACCCGAAGACCCGTCGGCCCCTGTGGAGGCGGTACTCCGAGCAGCAGATCCAGTCGGCGGGCCGGTACTCCGTTTCACAGACCTCGGTGGAGCTGGCTCGACAGGGGCGCAACCGGACGGACCCTGCCGACGTCCACACCGCCGACCAACTGGCGCTGGTGTGGGTCCACCGCGTGATCCTGAAGTACGACGGGGACGATTACCTCTTCTACACCATCGGATCGGATCTCCTTCTGTCCGAACCGGAGCCGCTGTCCCAGTCGTGGCCGTTCCCGGGGCGCCCTTACCGGCTCGGCATCTCGATGCTGGAGGCGCACCGCGCCATTCCCAGCGGCAGCGTTGAGCTTGGCGCGGACGTGCAGGAGAACATCAACGAGCTTGCCAACCAGAGAATCGACAACGTCCGGCTGGCGCTGAACAAGCGCTACCTCATCCGCCGGCAGAAGCAGGGGAACATCGATCTCATGGCGCTGCAGCGCAGCGTGCCGGGCGGCGGCATCATGCTCGACAGCCCGCAGGACGACGTGAAGGTGCTGGAGACCGGGGACGTGACCGGGTCTTCCTACACCGAGCAGTCTCATCTAAGCAACGAGATGGACGAGCTGCTGGGCAACTTCTCGCAAAGCTCCATACTGGCGAGCCGGAGTCTCAACGAGTCCGTTGGGGGCATGAATCTGTTGGCGTCCGGGGCGAATCTGGTGCAAAACCTGTCAATGCTCTTGTTCGTCTACACGTGGATGCAGCCGGTATTGGCGGATCTGGACAAGCTGGTATCGCACTACGAGTCGGACCCTGACTTCTTGTCGCTGGCTTCAGCCGGGGTGGAGCTGTCGGACGAGTTGCTGCGGGCGCCGTTGAACGTCCGGGTGGATCTTGGCATGGGCAACACCAGTCCGGCGCAGAAGGTGGAGCGGCTGACGCTGGCGCTGAACACGCTGCTCATGGTGCCCGGGGTACGCGAACGGCTGAACGAAGACGAGGTGAGCGCGGAGGTGTTTGGTTACCTCGGCTTCGACGATGGAGATCGGTTCCTGCGGCCGGCGAAGGAGGTTCCGCCGCCGCCGCCAGACCCGAGGACCGAGGTCGAGATGGCGAAACTGGAGTTTGCCGCGCAGAAACACGAAGACGACATCGCGCTGGCCCGGGAGCGGCTGCAGATCGAGAGGGAGCTGGGGCTGTTCCGGATCGCGGCGGACAAGCAGAAGACCGTGCGCGAACTCGAGGTTTCGCTGGGGATCGCCACGCAGCGTGACCGGACCAACCGGGACGCCATCGCGCTTCGGGAAATGAACAAGAGGGTCTTGCAGAGTGGTCGTAACGGAACGGACGAAGGAACTGTTGGCTGAGGCGGTGTTGTCGGAAGACGCGCGGGATTTTCTGGCGTCGGATCTTGGGCAGATGCTGGTCGGCCAAGCGAAGCAGGATGAAGAGGCGTGCGCACGAGCACTGCTGGACGTGGACCCGAGCGACGCGGCGGCGATCCGGACGTTGCAGTTTCAGGCCCACGTCGCTCGCAGCGTCGTCCGCTACATCGGCGAGGTGATTTCCCGTGGGCAGCAGGCCATGTCCGAGCTGGAACTCTACGCTATGGAAGAGAAACAACCGTGACCGAGGAGGTCCCCCATGGGTGAAGATTCTGACGACATTCAAGACGACGAGAGCGGGGAGCAGTCCCCGCCCCCGTCTCCGCTAGACGAGAAGCGGATGGCGCTTGTCGCGCGGTATGAGGCGCGGGACGAGTCCGGCGAGGACGACGAGGCCGACACGCACCCACATTTGCGGGTTACCGATCAAGGACTTGACTTTGCCGCGGCCTCCGCTGAAGATGGCCCCGACGATGGTCCCTCCGAGGAGCTGCCGCCGCCCGCGTCTACACAGGGCCTGCGGTTTTCTGACGGGGTCCCCTATGTGACCCTCAAGGTCGATGGGGAAGAGCGCGAACTGCCTTTCGATCAGGTGCGCACCATCGCGCAGAAGAATCTGGCCGCCGACGCGCGGCTGATGCGGGCCGGCGAGGTCGAGCGAACTCTGGAGCAGCGCCAAGCGCTACTGCTGCGGAGGGAAGCGGAACTCGAAGCCTCGCGAAGTCGTCCAACGCCACCCGAACAGGGCGCGGGATCTGGACGCTCGGGCGCGAATGCCCGCCCTCTGGCGGAAAAGTTCGTGTCCACGATGTTCGATGGCACTCGGGAAGAGGCTGTCGAACAGTTGGCTGTCCTGCTGGAGCGGACCCAGTCTCCTTCGGTTGACCCCGGAGCGATTGCGCGGACCGTGGAGAAGGAAGCCGAACGAGTAGCTCTCGCTGTCCTGACGAACCAAGAGAAGGCTACCCGGGAGCGGGCGCTTGACGCGGCGGTTGTCCGCGGCATGCAGGCCGTGAAGAATGCGTACCCGAACATCTTGTCCGACCCGGACTTGATGATGGTCGCCGATCGGAGGACTGAGGTCCTGCAGGCGGAGCACCCAGAATGGCCTCCTGAACAGGTCATGCTGGAAGCCGCGAAGCAGGTTTCCGAGCGGTTCTCCGGGACTTCGCCTCCCTCCCCCGGATCCACTTCTCCGGCGTCGAATCTTTCGACGGTTCGCGCGGCGCGCAAGAGCGTCCTGAGACCCGCGCTTGGGTCGAGGGCCGGAGCACGTCTCCCCGACGCGCAGGGACAGGAGCTGGACTCCAGTCCTCGAGCCGTTGTAGACCGCCTCCGGCAGTCCCGCCCCGGCGTCACACCAACTTCACGAGGTACGTCATGACTCAACTCTGGGATGCGGCAAATGGCTACATGGCCACGCCGAAACTGTCCGAAGAGCTGCGATTCGCGCTGCAAACGAGCTGTCGTTTCCGCCAGTTCGCGGACATTCACGAAGCCTTCGGGGCCAACCGGGGCGACACGGTGCTGTGGAACGTCTACGGCGACACGGAGGACGAAGCCGCTTCGCTGGCGGAAGACCTGCCGATGCCGGAGACGGGGTTTCCGATCAGCCAGGCCAGCGCAACGATACTGGAGGAGGGCCTCGCGGTACCGTACTCTGGCAAGTTCGACGCCCTGTCCGAACACCCTGTCCGCGCCATCATCCACAAGGTGCTCAAGAACAACGCTCGCCGACGGTTCGATACGTTGGCGCACGCGCAGTTCGAGGCCACGCTGCTGCGGGCGGTGGGCGGCGCTGCGGGCGCCATCACCGTCACCGAGACGGGCACTCCGTCGGGGGCCAGTTCGGTTGCCCTGACGTTCGCGCACGTCAAGACGATCAGCGACACACTGCAGGAGCGGAACATCCCCCTGTTCGACGGCGAGCACTACGTCGCCATCGGCCGGCCGACGACGTTCCGACCGCTGCTGGACGATCTGGAGGATGTCCACAAGTACACGGCGGACGGTTGGAACCGTATCATGAACGGTGAGCGCGGGCGAGCGGACGGCATCCGGTTCCTGTCCCAGACGAACATCGCGTCGGAAGGGTGGGCCAGCGGTATCTCCGATGCCGTCTACTTCTTCGGCGCCGACACGATCACGGAGGCCATCGCGGTTCCGGAGCAGATCCGGGGCAAGATTCCGGATGACTACGGTCGCGGACAGGGCATCGCGTGGTACGCGATGTGCGGCTTCGGCATCAATCACAACGATCAGACGAACTCGCTGACGAAGGCGCAAGCGCGCATTCTGAAGTGGGACTCGGCGTCCTAAGGGGAGCGGCCATGTCGTACACAGAACCCAAGTACATCTCCTTCAGCCACACCTTCGACTACGGTGGCGGTGCGGCGGACACCTTCAACATCAAAGGCCCCGCGGGACACCGCGGGCGCCTCGTGGACATCACGGTGTCCGCGCTGGAGGTGTTCACCACCGGCGGCAAGGTGGAGGTGGGTACCGCCTCCGACGCCGATGCCTACGGCAGTCTGACGCTGGGCACTCTCGCCGAGGCGGCGGTGCTCAGTGCCGCGGCGGGAGACGGCACCATCATCGATACCAGTATCGCGGCGGACAGCACGGTCAAGATCACCTTGACCCAGACCGGGGGAACGCCGACCGGTATCGGCATCACGAGTGTCACCATCGCCTGGTTCAAGGCGTAAGGAGGTCCCATGGAGAAGATGCAGAAGGGCTCTACCCCCGTCGTCCCGACGGCGGGCGTTCAGTCGGGTCTGGCGTCGGTCGAGAAGTTCGATCCGATGGCCTCGGCTCCGGCCGAGCAATCGGGGACGGACCGTCCGAAAGCGGACGGGCCGTCCAATCGCCGCGTGGCCCAGCGGTAATTCTTGCCTCCGCGGTCCGGGCGGACTCCGCCCGGGCCGCGGCGGGCTCGGGAGGTGCGCATGAATGACAGCGAGAAAGTGGGCCTCTACACCATGGAGCGCGAGGAGTCTCTTCGCGCCCTGTCCTTTGGTGCTTCGCGCGGTGAGATGCCCGGCAGCCCGGAGAGCGGGCTCGCGTTTTCAGAGCGGATGGACACGCAGCGCGGCTGCGGGGACCGAACTCCGGCGGTGCGGATCTACGGCGAGAAGGGCCGGGATGCCGTAGGATTCGGACTGGAAACACCGGACGAATCCGGTCCGTCGACTGTCTTTTACTGAGGAGGACACCATGGCCAAGAAGATGGCCCCGTTGGGCGGCCGCCGGCCGAGCCCGGACACCCTGAATCTGAAGGCCCCCCACATCAAGTTGGAGGGGGGCGGGTACATCCAGAACCGGCTTGGTTTTACCGCGTCGGGCGCGCCGGTGGGCGGGCTGGCGCAGTGCATCGGCCGGAAGGACTCCGTGCGGTGGATCTTGGACGGGCGGGCCTACGACGGCAGCGGCACGCTGCTCGGGGTCGTGGACGAGCGAGGACTGGTTCGGGCGGCTGCCAAATCCGATCCGCTGGTTTCCCGGAAGCCCCGTAGGGGTCGTCCGGTTGGCCCGGCGAAGCCGGATCCCCTGCCCGAAGGCGAAGGCGAAGGCGAAGGCGAAGGCGAGACGGACTTCGCCGCCGATTCTGCCCGGGGCTTCGCCGGCGACCCTGTTCTGGAGTGAACAGTGACCTTTCTGGAGCTGGTGCAAAGTCTCCAGTCTGAGTCCGGAGCCGGTAGCGCTTCGATTGCTACCGTGGTGGGTGCGACGAAAGAAGCGCTCCGGCTCCGGAATTGGGTGCGACGGGCGGATCTCTGGATCCAGTCGCGGTACGCCGACTGGAAGTTCCTCTGGGTAGAGGACTACGAGTTCACGACTGGTTCAGGGACCCGGGACTATGCCGGACCTGAAAACCTGAACGTGTGGGATCCGAAGAGCTTCCGGCTCGCGGGGGAGCGTCTCCCCGCCCTGCGGGATTACGATGCCGCGACGCATCCCGCCGAAGCCTCTGGGACGCCTCAGTTTCTGTACCTGCTTCCGAGCAATCGCCTTCGGCTGGTCCCTACGCCGAACGCGGCGTTCATTGTCACGGGGGACTACTGGCGCCGCCCTGTGGAGTTGGATGTCGAAAACGACACGAGCGAGTCGGTCATCCCGGAACAGTTCCATCCGTTGATCGTCTACGTCGCGCTCGGGTATTACGCCAACTTCGAAGGCGCCGGTGAGATCAAGAAGCAGGCGGAAGAAGGCGTGTCCTATTGGCTTCCTGCTTTGGAAGCGCACCAGTTGGTGGGGCACCAGCGGGGGTCACTCTCGACGGACCCAGAAGGACTTCAGGTGCTTGCTGAATGAATGCGGTTCTCGGCCCTCAGACGGACACGTTCATGCTGGGCGGAGGACTCGATCTCGTTTCGCCGTACCTGACGATTCCGCCCGGACGCTGCCGAGCCGTGAACAATTTCGTCCCGGGGCTCAACAATGGGTACACCCGGATTGCTGGCTTCGAGCGCTTCGATGGTCAGCCGAGGCCCAGCCAGCAGTCGTACTTTGTCCTTCAGCTAGACGACGTGTCCGGGATTTCGGTGACCGACGTTCTGGAGGGCGCTACGTCAGGGGCCACCGGTACGGTGGTCGCCATCGACGAGGACAGCCTCACCGTAGGGCTGATCGAGATCACCGGCACGTTCGAGATGGAGACGCTGGTCAGTGGGGAGGACGTCACTCTCGTCCTCGGCACGAACGCCGCGGAGGGGGGCCTTCACTATGATTGGCTCCTGGCCGCGCAGGACGAGTACCGTAGCGCCATCACGGAGGTGCCGGGGGAGGGAAAGGTCCTAGGGGTCTGGATGCTTGGGGACACGGTCTACGCTTTCCGGTCGCAGGGGGCGGAGGCGGGGCTTTTTCGTTCCACCGCGTCTGGATGGGAACAGATCGACATGCCGGACATCCTGTTCTTCGACGCCGGGACGGGGGCGGAAATCGTCGCGGGGGACACGGTGATCGGGGCGTCCAGCTCGGCCTCGGCCGAGGTTCTGGCGGCGGTAACGTACCTTGGGGCGTGGGGGGTCGATGCCGCCGGCTATCTCGTGCTTGGGGCCGTGACCGGGGGGCCGTTTACCAACAACGAAGCGCTGCAGGTTTCCGCCGTTTCTGTGGCGTTGGCCAATGGCGTCAACGTTACGCACGTGCTGGCGGTGACGGAAGGGCGCTACGAGTTCGTTACCCACAACTTCTACGCGCAGGATGACACCACGGCCATCTACGGGTGCGACGGTGAGAACCCGGCCTTCCAGTTCGATGGCACGACGTTTGTCCCCATTTTCCTTCCGAGCTTGGATGGGGCGCCCTCGAGCAACGCCCCGCATTTGATCTCTGCGCACAAGGGGTACCTGTTTCTGGCATTCCCCAACGGTATCTTTCAGCACTCGGTCTTGGGCTCTCCGCTGGTGTTCGACGGCTTCTTGGACGCGGCCGAGTTCGGTCTCGGGGCTACGATCACCGCGATGATGTCCGAAAGCGGCGAGCTGCTCATCTTGAAGACGCCGCGCCAGACCTTCGGGCTGTACGGGAGTGACGTGGACACTTGGCAGCTCTCGTTGGTGTCGTTGGACACGGGGGCGGTGTTGTTCTCTTCGCAGCGGCTTGGCTCGATCCTGAGCCTCGATGACCGCGGCCTAGCGCACCTTCCGCGTTCTTCTGCTTACGGCAACTTCGAGGCAGGGACGGTATCTCGTTTGGTGCAGTCGCGACTCACGCAGAAGAGGTCTCTGTTCCTTGCCTCGGTGGTCGTGAGGGCGACGAATCAATACCGCATGTTTTTCTCCGATGGGACGTTCTTGGTGTGCTACGCCCGAGAGGACGGGGCCTTCGAGTTCACCGAGGGCAGCTACCAGACGGACAACAACGCATGGTCGGTCTCTTGCGCCGCCAATTGCGAAGACGCGGATAGCGTCGAGCGGGTGTTCGTTGGCGGGAGCAGCGGCATGGTATATGAGTGCGAGGTAGGCAACAGTTTCGACGGGGACGCGATCCCCGCGTGGGTACTGCTGCCGTTCCGGCACGCGGACACCCCGCGACATCGCAAGCGGTATCGCCGCGCGTTTGTGGACCTCGCCGCAATTCGAGACTTGACCCTTCAGGTGTCCGCAACTTTGCACACCGGGGAGTCCGGCGCGCTGTTCCCGGAGGCGGACTCCGGGGTGGTGTTCGGCGGCTCGGGCGGGTACTACGACGCGTCGGAGTGGGGTGATGTCTACTATGACGCGGAAGAGGTTTCGAACGTCCGCATTGAGTTGACGGGAGTTGGCACGGGGCTAAGCCTCGCGATCTACAACGCGAGTGTGACTGAGCCGTTCACGCTGCATTCCATCCGGCTGGACTACGACGTCCGCAGGCTGGATCGGTGACCAATCCGTACTACACGCCCGTAACCGTCGGCCGGAGCGTGGTGATCCCGGCGCGCTACGACACGCTCTCGGGGGCCGTCGAAGCCGCCTTTGACCTTCTTCCCGCGTCATCTGCGGATTTCTTCCGTGGGCTGATGAACTGGACGGCCACCGACAGCGGGGCGGCGAATGCCTACGCCGTGTCGTTGGCTAACGTCACCGCGTACAGCGCGGGGCTCCGGCTGGGGTTCATCGCCGCCAACACGAACACCGGAGCTTCGACGCTGAACGTCTCGTCGCTTGGCGCGATCGCGGTGACGGATATGCTGGGGACGGCGCTTCAGGGGTGGGAGATTGTCGCCGGGGACCCCGTGATCGTGATCCACGATGGAGCGGCGTTTCGGATGCTGTCTCGGCCCTGGCGTTCTCGGTCTAACCGTGCGGTGGCCACCGAAGCAGCGGCGCTCGCCGGCAGCGACAACACGACGGTGGTCACACCGCTTCGGCTGTTGGACGCAGTGGATGGGTTCTTCGCGGCCGAGGCCCGTTCACTCGGCGGGGACATGGAGTTGAATAGCGGCGGCGGGCTCTCTTCTACTTTCGAAGCTGCGCTTTTCGCTGCGAGCGTGGACGTACTGGAGCTGGATGCTTACCTAGACGTCACGCTAACCGCCGATGTTGTGCTTTCGGGGCGGGACTCTGGGGATTCCACGGATCTGGATCTCCTCCGCAGCATGTCTCACGCGTCTCCGAGCATACGAGCGCGCCCTGCATTCGGTGATGCGACTGTCCCCGCGACGCTGTTCGGAGACGTGGTTTCGGTTTCTGTGTCCGATCCGCTGATTTCGCTGTATATCGCTCTTTCCGGGGAAACCGCCGGAATAGACAACAGCTTGACGGCGCAGGAGACCGGTTTCGAGACTGACGTGGTGGCCCGACGCCCCGTGGTGATTTCCGACTACACGATGGCGACGCTTCCTTCTTACGGTCTCGCGACCAAGTCGATCGTTTTTGTCAGCGATGGGGACAATGGGAACCCTTGTCTCGCGGTCGGCACGGGGTCTTTCTCTTCGTGGACTCGCTGGCCGGTAGTGAACGGGCGGCACGATAAGCTGGGTTTGGATCTGGGGATGTTCTGATGACCAATCCGTACTATGAGCATGTTCCGATCAGTCCGGTGGGCTGGATCCGGTCCCCGGACCTTTCGTCTTTGTCGGCGAGGATTGCGGCGGGATTCGACTTGATTCCGACTCCGACGGAGCTTCGTCGAGGGCTCATCAACTGGCAAGCGACAGATACCGGAGTGGCCGACGCCTACGCGGTGGCGCTGACGCATGTCGCCGCTTATGCGTCGGGACTGACCTTCGGCTTCATCCCGGCGAACACCAACACGGGAGCCAGCACGGTCAATATCAACGCGCTGGGGGCCAAGAGCGTCTCGCGACTTGGGGGCGGCGCGTTGGTTGCCGGGGACCTTCCGGCGGGCGTGATTGCCATCCTGACCTACGATGGTGCGAAGTTTCAGATCACTGGAGGCGGCGGCCCGGACGCGGCCATGATGTCCGTGGCGAGCGTCATGGAGGCCGAAGCGGGGGAGGCCAACAACGTCGTTATCACTCCGTCACGGGCGTTCGCCGCGATCCAGGCGTTCTTCGACGAAAACCGGATCCAGTACGGAGACCTCACCTTCGAGGGGACTGTCCAGTTCGATGGCGCGGCGGTCTTTCAAGGCGCGGTGACCGCGGAGGCGGGGGTAGCGGTGACCGCCGGCGCGTTCACGCTGGCGAACGATCAATCGCTATTCGGGCTCAACGGGGTGTCTGCCGCAGTCAACTTGGCCAAGGTAAACGGGTCCGACGAAATCGAGTTCGGAGAATCTGGGGTGAACGCTGTCCTGTATGGTTCTGCGGTAACGGTGTACGCGGGCACGAGTTTCTCCGTGGCGGTTGGCGGAGACACGGCAATGGAGATCGACGCGGACGAGGTCGCGTTGTTCTTGCCTTTGGTGCTCGCAACACACACAGTGGCCAACGCCCCGGCGGCGTCCGATTCTCCGTCTGGGCTTATTTATGTCAGCAACGGTGACGCCGGGTATCCTTGTCTCGGGTTCGCGTCGGGAGGGAGCTGGCTGCGGATCCCCCTGACTGCGACCCGGTATGCCAATCTCGGTTTGGCTATCAGCGCCTCTTGAGAGGAGCGTCGGTTGGGGGTATTCTGTTTCTGGAGGGTAAGCCATGGATCTATTGACCAATTCTGCCGCGAACGAAGCGGGGACCGCCGAGCGGGGGGAGAACGCATGGTACCGCGTCTACGCCTGGGGGGACTTCGATGGGGCCACTGCGCAGGTGCAGTTGTCCCCGGATGGGGTGGAGTACGATGCCTTCGACACGGCATCGCTGGCTTTCACGACGGGGTCGACGGAGCCGCAGGAGGTCTACATCTCTCGCGATGAGTGGGTTCGCGCCGCGACGACCGGCGGCGCGGAGACCACGCAGGACGTCACGGTCCGACTTGTTCGGCTGTACCGGGAGCGGGTCTGATGGGGTTGTTCGCTTCGCCAGCGACCGAAGATCGGACGTCGGTTACTCCGGAGATTGGTATCGCTCCCGGCTCGGACGTGTACCGGGCTGCGTCAGTACAGGCCAATTCGTACCTGCAGAACGTCGCGCCGGAAGCGACCGTGGCGAACCAGATCGCCCAGATCACCGGGACGAACAGCAACTACATGCAGCGTGCCCGCGCCGTGGGCTTGAAAGAAGCGAATCGTCGCGGGCTCCTCAACTCGTCCATCGCGGCTGGAGCGGCCACCGCCGCGGCGGTGGACCGAGCGCTGCCCATCGCGCAGGCAGACGCGGGCGCGTATTTCCAGCAGGCGCTGACCAATCAGGCGGCACGGAACGACACCGAGCGCGCCAACGTCGCCAGCCTGAACGACGCCGCGATGCGCGCGGCGGCGGCCGCCAACGAGACGCAGGCGCAGACGCGGGACATCACGTCGCGCGAAGGGATGCAGACCGAGGACATCGCGTCTCGGGAGCGTATGCAGGGGCTTGACATCGAGGCGCAGCGCGCGCTCCAGACGGGCCTGCAGGCTACGGACATCGCATCTCGGGAACGCATGCAGGGCCTCGACATCGAGGCACAGCGCGCGCTCCAGACGGGCCTGCAGGCGACGGACATCGCGTCTCGGGAGCGTATGCAAGGCGTGGATCTGGTCGCGCAGCAGGCGCGAGAAACGTCGGCGCAGGCTTTCGAGGCGAACATGCAGCTCCTTCGCGGAGAGCAGTCCACGCAATTGGCGCAGATCGACGCCGCGCACAAGCAACTTCTGCAAACGAACGATAGCGCTGCGCAGATATACCAGCAACACCAAGCCGCACTGGCTACGATTCTGGCGAACAAAGACCTCGGCCCGAGCGAAAAGACGTCCGCGGTCGCTTCTATGCTCGACAGCATGGACGGGGCGTTGCGAGTTCTCGGAGGCATCTCGGGGCTGGATTTGTCTCGATTCCGCACGGGGACGGGCGCCGGGGCGACGGCAACTCCGGTAACCCCGTATTTCGACATCAATGCCTATCTGACGAGCATCGGCGCGTCGCCCATCCAGACGCCTACGACGCCCACGGCGCCTACGACGCCTACGACGCCTACGACGCCTACGACGCCTACGACGCCCACGGCGCCTACGACGCCTACGACGCCTACGACGCCGGCAGGACCGGTGACGGCGACCGGCTCCGGTCCTGCCGGTTCGACCATGCTGAGCAGCGGAAATTACTTCCTTTCGCACGGCATGGTCTTCGACGCGCAGACATCGCAACAGCGGCATCCGACGCCGGAGGAACTGGCGGCAGTCCCTGTAGTGGGCGGCCGGCCGAATCCGACAGCCGCGCAGTTGGCGGATGCCCGAGCGGCGGATTCGTGGTGGTACGGCTCCCCGGGGACGGTGGATCCCAACTACTTCGTCGCAGCGATTCAGGACCCCGCGCAACGGGCGCAATGGATGTCCGCGGCGCAGTCGGACGAGTATTGGCGGCAGCCCCTCGCTTCCCGCCTAGCCATGGACCAGTTGATGGGGTGGGGGGCAACGGGAACACCGACGCCCGCACCGACGCCCGCACCGACGCCCGCACCGACGCCCGCACCGACGCCCGCACCGACGCCCGCACCGACGCCCGCACCGACGCCGGGAGCCGTAACCGCTTCGGGTCCCGGCCCCAACGGTTCGACCCTTCTGAGCAGCGGGAACTACTTCTTGTCTCATGGCAAGGTGTTCGATGTCACCACGAATCGACAGCGAGACCCGACGCCGGCGGAACTCGCTGCGGTGCAGGGGCGCTGACGTGGGTTTGGTCTACCGAAGAGCCAAAGCCGCGGACTGGGATCGCGTCTTCGCGTGGGCAGCGGCGCTGTCGAAGCAGTTCCCCCGGCTGGTATTAGACCGGGAGAAGGTGCGTCGCCTGTTCACTGAGGCGATTTCCGGCACGGCCAACTTCGCTGAGGTGGCGGAAGAAGAGGGGCAGGTGAGAGCCTGCTTGATCGCGCTGACGGGGGCCAACGCGTGGGCGGAACGCCGGTTCGCGGCGATCCACTTGTGGGTCTCTGAGGCGCCGGGGGCCGGGAGGGCGTTGCTCTGTCGGTTCGCGGCGTGGGTGCGTTCGCGCCCGGCCATTCGGGTGGCCGGGCTCACTCCGGAAACCGATTTCCCTCTCGCGTTCTATCGGGTCCTCATTCGCGCAGGGTTTTCTCGACACGGAGGCAGCTACCTGCTGTTCAACTGATGGGTCTACTGAGCAAGCTGAAGAAGCTGGGGAAGAGCATTCTCTCGGGCATCGGCAAGGTTTTCAAGCCGGTGCTGAAGCCGTTCACGAAGGTCTTGAGCAACAAGTGGGTGCAGAAGGCTCTCCTCGCAGTGACGCTGGTCACCGGCATAGGGGCGGTCATGACCACCATGGTTCCCGGTTCCGGGCTCACGGGATTCCTGAAGACGGCCGGGAAGATGCTGCTGGAGAAGGCCAAGACCATAGTGCGCACCCCCATCGACTTGGTCACCAAGGGGGCCGAAGGACTGGGAAAGCTCACCAACTCCCAGACGCTGACGGACTTTGCCAAGACCCTGCGCGGCGGGACCAACAAGGTCTTCGGGGCGAACACGTCGGTCTTCGACAGCTTGACCGAAACGACTGGAGACATCACGGGAGATCTGCGGACCGCTTCGGAGGCGCCGCTGCAGATCAATCCGGAGGCGGACGCCCTCACCGCGCCGGGGCCTTACGCTCCCGGCCAGGCTCCGGCTGGGCCGTTCCGTACTGCGGCCGCGCCCTCCGCGCCTTCCCCGTCCGGGGTGCCTCCCCACATTCGCCCGAATCGGCCCGCAGACATCGCGCCATTCGGAGGGCAGAGGCGGGCGTACGAGTCGCTCATCACTCCGCAGCCGCCTCCTGCACCGGTCGGCGTTCCGCCGATGCCCGTGGAATCTCCGGGGGGCCTATTCACCCGCGCCGGTTCGCCTGCTGCGTCGGTTTCCGCGGGCGCCCCGAGCCTGCCCGCACTGGGCGGCATGAAGATGACAGAAACAAAAGCACCGGGAGACTTCTTTGCGCGAATGCTGAAGCGCGTGGATGACGCAGCGACGTGGGTGGACAAGCACAAGGAATCCACCAAGGTCTTTGCCGACTTCCTCGCGGCGGGCCTCGCGGACGAAGAAGGCGAGTACGCCGGATACGCCCGAGAACAGGACAAGGCGCTGCGAAGGCGCGACGCCCTGTTCGCGGATTGGCGAGCGCCAACGATGTCCTCGGAGCGCATGGGCTATTTCACGCAAGGGCTGAACCAAGCCAACCAGCAACTGCGTGACGACGCTCGGGCGGCGATGCCCATGTACGGCTACCAGGCAGGGGCGCAGTAATGAAAGAGACGCAGGCGACTCCGGATGAGCAGCAAGCCTACGAGCAGGCCCTTCAAGCCGCGTCGGAGATCCTCTATCGCGGAGACGACACCCATGAAGGAGTGCTCAAGATGCTTCGTGCAGGGGAGCCCGTGGACAGCTTGGTGAAGACGAGCCTTTTCGTTCTCACGCAGCTCGACCAGAAACTGAATCTCCCCGAGGCGGTGCTCCTGCAGCTTCTGACGACTCTCTTCGACTTGCTACAAGAGATCGCTGCCAAGGCGAACCTGTTCACGCTCACCCCGCAGCAGGAGAAGACCGGGCTGGCCGCCGCGCAGCAGGCGCTGCTTCAGGTCTACGGAGTCGGGGAAGAGGATCTGACCGGGTTGACTGAGGGCATGACGGAAGCCGACGTGGCGGATGTGAGCCAGACCTATGACGAGGTGACCAATGCCGAGTGGAATGTTCCGACGGGGCCTGCAGGGGGCGGCGAAGAGCGTCTCGGGGATAATGGAGGCGAAGTTGGAGGAGGAGCGCCAGCTTCGCCTCCAGCAGTATGAGTCGAAGATGCGACGAGAGGAGTTCGTGTTCCAGCAGGAACGCGAAGCCGTCGATCCCGTTATGGCGGCAGACCCGCAACACCCCGGCCAGTCGATCCGCATCGGCGAGGAGAACCGCGCTACCGGCAAGCAGACGTTTTACGATCTCAACTCCGTACAGCGTTTGACCGACACGCAGGCGAGCCGCTCGCAGGAGAGGGAGTTGACCGAGGCGGAGCTTCGACTCCGACGTGTGCTGGGGTTCACCGAGATCGCGAGCACCGAGAGGATTGCCGCGAACCGGGAAGCGGGGGACACGGCCCGCGCCGAGATGGGTATCGCCGGAGACAAGGCGATCACCGGCATGAACCACGCCCAGGCCATAGTTCTGGCGAACCTGCAGGCCGCCGAGAACGCGAGGGGGCGGCAAGTGGACCGGGAGAAGATTGCCTCCGACGTAGAAACGGCGAGGGCGCAGATTGCGTCCGCGGAACGGCAAAACACGCAGGACAACCTCCACGCCTACATGCGTCAGTTCTTGGGGCAGAAGCACGGCATCACCCTCGCGAAACTCCAGCACAACTTTGGTCTGGCTACGCTAGGGGCGCAGCACAAGTACCGGATGTCCGAGCTGAAGTTCAGTGCAGAACACGATGAGGAGATGCAGGAGCTGGCAGGGGAGATCCAAGAAGCTCTGCAAGACGGGCAGTTCGAGCAGGCGGAAAAGATGCTCCGAAAGTCCAATGTCCACGCCAGTCGTCTGCTCGGAATGCAATTGAGCGCTGACCAGTGGTCGAAGTTTTACGAGAACAGCGAGACGTTCCGTCGTCTGATGTACACGGAGGCGGCTTCTGCGGCGGCGGAAGAACGCCGAGGGATGCAGCAAGAGAAGCTCCTTGCCCTGTCGGCGACGTACAAGGATCGAGAGCCCGTTATCATGCCGTTGGTCGAGACGCACTACGACGAGGACGGGGCGCCCTTCGAAGTGCGGAAGACCTATCGGTTCAAGGATGGGGATGTCCAACAGCTCGTTGGGGGGAACTGGCGGAGTACCGACGAGCTGGAAACAGAACTGGCCGGGCGGTTGCTCGGGCAGCTCGCCGACGCACGCGACGGGATGTCGGCGTCGGAGTACCAGCGAGCCGTGCAGGAGGCCGAGGCCCAGTATCTGGACCAGACAGGGCGTCGGTTGTCCTCGGTGACAGGTGCCGAGAGCTGGGACGACGTGTACAGCCAGACGCAACAGCCCCAGGAGAGCCCGGCGGAGTCTCCCTCCACTTGGGGGTTGTCCGACGTGCTCACCCCGACGTTTTTGAAGGCCACTGGGGGCGACGCATCTCTGGTTTCCCGGGCACTGGAACCCACGCTGATGCGCGCGGCCCGAGGGTACTTCTCGCGCGGCGACGGAGAGTAATTTGGCTCTTCCTGACCAGTGGCGCGGAAAGTGGCTTGACGGCCGCGATCTAGGCTTTCAGCCGGTCAAGCGGAGACAGGACGACCGCTGGGCCATCACACGCGGCATGTCCGCCGGCATCGATACCACGCAAGGATTGTTTGGCGGCGCACTTGGTGTCGTTGGCGACATGGTGGGGTCGGAGACGCTCGAGGACTACGGCCTCGAGATCTACCGCGAGCAGATGGCGGAAGCGGCGGAGAGCCCGTCGAAGGTTGGGAGCTACAAGGAGATCGGTTCGGTCTCTGACGCCTTCGAATACGCAATGCACGGTTTCGGACAGCTCCTTCCAACCATGGCTGTTGCTTTCGCGGCGGCGCGTGTTGGCGCGGCCGCCGCCCCCATGTTGATCGCCGGGGCGGGTCGTTTCGCCGTGACCCGAGGACTCCAGAAAGGGCTGAAGACGTTCATTGCTGACCGGGTGAAAGCGCGGGTTGCGGCGGGCATGGCGGGGACAGTCGCTGCGCAGACCGGCGCGTACGAAGCGCTTTTGGGTGGGGCTGCGGCCGCGTTTGCCGCCAGCAGCGCAATGGGGGTGGGGGGAGTTTACGGCCGGGTCGAGGAAGAGACCGGGAAGCGCGAGGCGCTCTTGTCTCTCGGCACCGGCATGGTGATAGGTGCCTTGGACGCCTTTCCGGTCATGCGGGTCCTGCGGAAACACGGCCTCGGAGATGCGGTCAAGAAAGAGGTTACTGAGTCCTTTGCTTCCGGGGTGGCCCGACAAGCCCTTGCCGAGGGTGGAACGGAAGCGGCGCAGACGCTGGTCGAGCGCGCGGCAGTGCGCGTGGTGGATCGGAACAAGGAGATCCTGTCCCCCGAGGGCATCGAAGAGATCATCAACGCCGGTTTGATCGGGGCCATCGGAGGCGGCGTTATTGGCGCTGTGGAGTCCGGGTGGCGCCGCCGGAAACAGCGTCTTCCGAAAGACGCGCTACAAGCGGAGCTGCTGAAAACTGCCGGGGCGCAAGACCAAGAAAAGGAGGCCGCAAACTACATGGCGGCCGCGCTCACGGGACAGTTGCGTAGTCTGGGGGCTGTGCATCCAGATGACGCGACTGGTGTGGAACAGGCGCTCCGGGAGTCGCAGCAGGGGGCCGCTGACGCGGTCCGCGCCCGGCAAGAGGCGGAGAACTTAGGGAGCGTTCCTCCGGATTGGCGGTGGGTGTTGGATCAAGACTTGACGCCGGGGCCGCAGACGTTCCAAGACCTCTCGACACGGGTTTCCCGGGGGCTGCCTCCCGACTTGGCGCATCTGGCGCCGACGCGGGAAGAGGCAGCGGCCGACCGGGCGTGGAAAGACGATCTGGCCGCTGCCGTCGAGGACCTGATAGCCTCGACAGAGCAGGGGCCGGCGCCAGTTCGGCGTCCGTCCCTGTCGGTTATGGAGGAAGTTGAGGCCGAGGCGCGTCGAGATCGGCTCGCGGTCGAAGCGGAAGAGGCGCGGAATCTGGCTGAGGACGTCTTGTCTTCCGCGGCGCTTGTCGGACCCCCAGTCCCTCCGGGGGTGCGCTTCCGAGCGGGCCGAGATCGGAAGGAGACGGACCGTCTAATCGCGGAGCTGGCGGGCCTCCAAAAAGAGGAGGATCAGCTTCGTTTTCTGGACCGCCTTCGGACGAGCAATCCTGACTGGTTCTCGTTTTTGGAGAAACGGCGCGCGGAAATCGCTGCGAAGCGAGAAACGGAGCGGTCTGCGGAGGGGCTGGTGGAGTCCGCACAGGCCGGGCCGTCGCCCAGTGCCCCGATCAGATTGTCCCGCATTCTCACGGTTGGGTTGCGCGCACAGGCCGGGCGGCAGCGGGGGGAAGCGGACACGCTGTTGGCGGAGATGCTGGACAGCGTAGAAGACGAGAAGGCCGAGAAACTTCGCGACGACGTCCGGCAGAGGTATCCCGAGTACCTGGCTGCGGTGGCGGAAACGCTGGCGGCACGGGAGTTTCTTGCCGCGCTCCGCGGAGGTGTTACCCGAGAAGAGGTGGTACCCAAGCGAGGCCGCCCCCCGAAGAAACGGGCGACTTCCCCGCCGCCGCCGCCCACGTTGTCGGGCGGGTGGGCGGCGCGCCGGGCGCAGTTGGCTGACGCAAACGCCCGCGTGGTCGAGTTCTTCTCTCGGAAGTTTTGGCCCGAGGCCCGACTCGAGACCATGGCTCTAGGGGACCCCACGGTCGAGCACGCAGAAGGGGCTTTCCGCGTGCTCGATCCTCGGGGGCAGGAGTTGCTTTCGTGGACGGCAGGAGAAGGGGCGGCGTTCGAGCAGGAGTATCTGGCTCGGTATTCTGCGCAGCGGCGCGCGCAGTTGAATGCGCTGTTGCACCATCTGACCCCGAAGAAAGTCAAAGAGCTGATCGCGCAAGGGCAACTGGACGCCGCTACCGGGCAGGCGTATCTGGTGGCCAGAGAAGAGCAGGGGAAAGCAAACCGTGAACGAAGCAAGAAGAAAGGCCGAAAAGCGGAAGAAGCGCCGGAGAGAGAAACGGGTGCCCCGGAGACCGCTCCTCCGATTCTAGCGTTCCTGCGTGACGCTGCCGCGCCACGTCGTGCGGTTCATTCGGTAGCCGAGACCCCGGAGACGCCTCCTCGCGGCCCCGGGAGGCCCCGGAAAGCGCCCGAGGCGGCCCCAGTAGCCGGGACCCCGGAGACGCCGCCTCGTGGCCCCGGGAGGCCCCGGAAAGCGCCCGAGGCGGCCCCAGTAGCCGAGACCCCGGAGACGCCGCCTCGCGGCCCCGGGAGGCCCCGGAAAGCGCCCGAGGCGGCCCCAGTAGCCGGGACCCCGGAGACGCCGCCTCGTGGCCCCGGGAGGCCCCGGAAAGCG